TGCTCTAGTTCAAGGACTTTTCGTGCAAATACATCAGCCGTAATTTTTTTGGTATATAATTCTCGATATATCCATAGGTTATTATCATAATCAATAGCAAACCAAAGAACACAAGCAGGAGAAGCGTAGCCCCAGTCTGCAGCACGAAATTTTTGCCAACCCTTAGGCACTTCAAAAGGGTCGACCACGTGAATATCTTTATTAAATTCTGGAAATGCTGAGTCATCAAATGCGTCCCAATCACCATCTAAAAATTGTTTTCGTTGTACTTCAGGTAAAGATGCCAGCATTGCATAGTAGTCATCTGTCTGAGTTAAATAGGGATTGTCTTGTAATTTTGCTGGAATAAATCTTCTTGTAATTATTTTAGTTCCCAGTGGAGTTTTAATATCAATGCTAAAGGCTGAATTTGGCACAGCAGGAGTTACAAACATCTCTCGAACCCATTGTGATCCTATATTACCTGGATTTCCTGTAGCTCTCATGTAAACTGGTATTTCAATATCAACTGAACGTAAAGATGATCTTAAAAAATTATATATATCTGGCGAAGGATATTGTGGAAGTTCGTCTATTCCTATCCATGTGTAAGATTGCCCTTGGTAACGTAAAGCATCGGTCATATTTTCTGCGTAACCGAACTCTATTTTTGCTCCTGATGGGAATCTCCACTCTTTTTCTTGCTCTCTCCATTTTGCTCCTGGATATGCCTTGCTATATAAACGTTGAGAATGATTAATTAAATCTCTCAACTCAGGCATTGTTCTTCGAAGAAGAAGTGCTCTATGAGCTTGCTTATGACAATATCGTAATGGATCTACTAGCATCGCATACGATTTGCCTCCTCCTCGTGCTCCTCCATAAAAAACCTCTCGTTCTGATGAGGCTAAAAACTCAGTTTGTGGACCTGGACTAGGCTTAAAAACAACATTTTGTTTATCTACATGTTGTTTAACACTAGGAGAAACAGTGTCTAATACACTTTGTTCAATAACTTGAGTTTCTTTTCCGTCTAAAGCAGTATTAATTGTTTTATATTTCTGCTTTAAAAAATCTGCTGATCGTTTTGCTGATCGTAAACTTTGTTCTGCTGTTGCAACTTTCTGTCTAGACCGTTGTAGTACTGCTTTGACTGACTTCTGAGCCTTCTGCTTCTGTGTCCGCTTTGGTTTGGGTGGCTGTACCGTTTTTAATTCGTTTTCTAAGTCCGACATGTGATATATATCTACCTGTTTTTCTGTGTAACCATTCTGCAACTTCTCTATAAGAACAGGTTTTTAAATAATTCTCTGCAACATCTAATGCTTCCATTTCTGATGGAACTATTTCTAAAAATCCGTGATCTTCACCTTCTTTAAAACCAAAAGGAATTGTTCTAGACCGTTTTTTCGTTTTCATCTAAGGTTTTAGTTATTTTAATTTCGTCTTTTGCAGGTAAAATAAATAAACCATGAATTGCTTTCATATTAATATCTATTTTTTCCTTTTTAGCTATGCCAATTCGGTCTAAAATCTGTTTTGCAGCCTCTAATCGTATAGAAGCATGGGGTGTTGTACCATCTTCTTCTAGCATATCTACCATTTTAGTAGCTGCTTTTGCAGAATGAGTTGCTAAATAGCCTTCTGCACGTGAAACAATTTCTGATTTTAAACTTCTAACTACTTTTGGGTAGGAATGATCGGAATATCCTGCCAACTCTCCAGCTTTTTTCGGATTGCCTTTTGCTTCTCCGAACAATGCGTCTAGAAACTTTTCCTGTGAATCGGTCAAGCTTCTTTTTTGAGTCTGAATTATAGTAGAATCCATTTTTTGCATTTATAATTTCCATTAAGTCTTTAAAAGGAATGTCTTTTAAATTTGTATTACTCATCAAACACTTCTACGGCTTGACCAGTTTCTAATTGAGAGGCTTCTATTGGTCCTGTACCACCAAATAATTTCTCTGCATCTAATTCTGTTGTTATAGTTTTTCCAGGAATCATATCTTCGCTAGTTGGAAAACTTTTAACTGCCGCAGTTACTACTCCAGTACCTCCTGCTACAGCTGCTAAAGTTCTTGACTTGTTAAGTCCCTGTACAGTTTGAGCAATATAGGGATTTAAAGGTACGCCTAAAGGATCTGTTGTTTTTACAGTTCTTGTAGAAGTTCTTAACCAATTTGGAACTGCTGCCACGTACCAAGGAGGATCTTTTATAACTTCTTTTACAGGAACTACTGACTCTTTCATTTTAAGAGGCTGTCTAACAGCCTTACCCGAGCCTAAAGCAATCACATCAGGAGTTTTAACAACCTTTTGTGTGCCTGTTCGAATAGGTGCCTTAACTACTTCTTCTACAGCTTTCTTTGCTGTACCTGTAGTAACAATTTCTTTACCTAAAGCGGTAGGTCCTTGTTCTGCCAGTTTAATATTTTTTAAAGTTCTGTCTGTAAATTTTATATTTTGTCCAAAAAATTTATTAAAGGGTGCAATTACTTTTTCACCGCTTGTAACTCTTGTTGGAGATTGAATAATAAATTTACTAACGCTATTTGCAGCGTCATCAGCTTGATTGGCAACTGTTCTCTTAATTTCAGGAGAAAGTTTTTTAAAAGATTTACCAGTGATTGCTTCGTAAGATCTACTTGCTGTAGATTTAGAAGAAAGCACATCACTTTTAAAAACTTTATTGTTACCAAATATTTTTTGAGCTAATTTAAATTTTGTAGGGTTATTTGTTACAACGATATAACCTGTTTCTGTAACCTTCTGTGCACCTACCTTTTTACCTGCCTGTTTTGCAGCAATTTTTGTTCCTTCCCTAACTAAATAAGGAATGATTCTTAAGCCTACAATTCGTAGACCATGAAGTATAGCTGCTCCTGCAAGTATTGGTAATGCCATAAGATTTAATAAGGGAACCCTAGGGAATTCCCAGTTATTAAGTGCAGATTAGTGATGACCCTGTGTGCATGTCATATGCGTTGTGTTCGTGTGTGTCCTTTTAATGTGCACTTGATTCTATTATACACACAAATATCAATTTTGTCAAGCAATATTTGTGGGTGCGTCAAAGTTACTACATAAAGGACTTGACAAAATTGGAAATGAGGTGTATAATATACCTATTAGGTATGCGGGGGGTTTTATATCTATAACATAGGTAAATATATAACTACCCCCTAGGGATATTGTCGGGAGATATAGGGAATAAATTCCCTAGTATATAGCCTGGCATATGGTTAACAAGGAATTTCTGAGATTTTCTGGTGTAGCTGTATAAGAATATATACTATACCCCCCTAACCCCCTGCATACCGCAGGTATTCCTTATTATTCCTTAAAAATTTTTAAATATTTTTTAGCTACATAAAAAAAAATCTAAGTCAACTTAATGGTTTCCTAGATTTAACTGGGGGCGTATGGGAAAATTTTGTATCTATTCCCTGGAATATTCCCTGGCTAAATTAAATATAATTTGGAGATAAAAAAAAAGCCCTGGTCAATCAATCAAGACCGACCAGGGCAATCAGAAATTTAGCTTAATAAAAAATAAATATATTCAAAGTGAATTGTTTTGGTTATTGTTTAACTTTTAATCTTGCATTGATTTGCTTTTCATTATCAATGTCAAGATCGGTTATATCAATAGTTTGTAATTGGTTTCCTAATTTAGAACCCCAATGCAAATTGGCTTGATATTTATTTTTAATAAACTTTGTAAAATCTTTGTTTTGTTGAATATACAAAACAATATTTCTAACTGTTTCAAATTCAGCATTTGAAATAAGCTTATCAATCGTACTTTTTGCAAGTAAATAAGTTTCATCAACTTGCAATTTTCGTTGGTCTTTTTGTAGTTTTAATTTAACTGGATTTTTTTCATTAAAATCTACATTTAATAAAGAAACATTTGAAACAAGATCATTTTTTAAAGTTTCTAACTTTTTACTTGAGGCTGTTTCATTTGGGTCTTTATTTGGTGTTGATCTTTCACTTGTTCCAGTTAAAAGAATTGAAACAAATTGCGACAGCTTTTCAAAACTCATTGCAACAAGTCCATGTCCTTTAGGATTAAATCTTTTCTTTAAATCTTTACTTTGATTTACAAAACTAGATTTAATATATATTTCAACTGGTTTTGATGTAGCTGGAACTGTAAAACAACTTTTTGTTTCCTTTCCAGTTTTATCAATTTCCGAGTGATAATAAATAAAATCATTAAGAATATTGCCGATTACTAGATCGGAAATTTCTCTTAATGTTTCATATTTGTATGGTTCGTTTTTTTCCATTTCAGCAACTGTAGTATTTAATGATTGAATCAAAACAAGATCAACAAACTTTTTAAA